CTCCTTCGATCAACACGCGTCTCCTAAGATCCCCTGGGAGATCGTGCGCCCGCAACTCCGATTGCCCTCCGTGAGCACGTAAGTCATCAAGAAATCTGACAACCGACGCCGTAATACTAGGTTCGTCGAATAGCTCAATCAGGATAATCAGTCCATCAACTGAGCTTAAAGCGTAACCTCCAAGACGAGTTAATGATCTAACTCGAGATTGCTGTGCATGCCTTTCAGGTAAAGCAGCACGTTGGAGTAGCTCTCGCGCAGGGCGACGTGCACGTCCACGCGTCCACGAATGTCCAATGAAGTGGATACCATGACCCTCTTCAGTGGTGCTCACGATCACAGACTTAACCACGTTCAGTTTGAATCCGAGTTCTTCGGCTATCCGAGCAATCTCCGCCAACTGAAGATACTCATCAGTGCCTACGACCACATCATCGCCCATTACGAGGATCTGTTTGTGCGACAAAGCGTGACCAGTTAACCTAAACCACACATAGTTGATCAGGTAAACATTGATCATACTGTCCAACAACGATGTAAACGCCGATCCACTCGGCACACCGCGATGTACCTGATATATACCTCCATCAGGCAGCACAATCCTAGTGTGGATAAAGTCGTTGACGTAACGCCAAAACAACTCATCCTCTTCGACTGTGAGATCAAGCATGCTCCGGACCACCCGAAACATGTCATTAATCAGGCTTGCTGGGACGGACGAGTCAAACTGCGACCAATCCAGACAATACGCATACCGGTATCGACCGCTAAATTCAGCTAATATCGATCCTTCTTCGTGGTGTCGCATTCCCCAGACGTACGGACGATTTCGCGCCAACGCGTCTTGAATCGGCTTGGAGAAACGCAGACCCAAAATTGTCGTCGACAGCGGCGCCATCCATACCAAGCGAGTCTTTGGACCAAACAAACCAGGCTGGATACGACGACCAAAGAGATAGGGGTCAAACCCTCTTTTCCCAATAGCGATGTCGTTAGCCAATCGTGCCCCGGCATCCAGCGCACGGTCATGGCCAGTGAGGTGAGGGAGGCCAGCAAAAGAGCTAGCATGGATATGATGCTCCACCACTTCAGCGCATGAGAGAGCCTTTCGCCTTCCCTCAAGTACGCCCGCTGCACTATAGACCGAACGTATTGCAATTCGGTGTGCTTCGGTCTGGTCGGGTCCTCGACCATTGCCAACCGCCATTCCAGGATATATGCCGGGTAAGGCAGTTCCCCGAAAGTTTTCGCGAAGGCCAGGAACAGTAGATCCACCGCTTCCACCGGAGTGTCGGATGTGATCCTGAGATCGCGAGGCGTTAACGTTGGTGCTTGTCCTTCCTTTGGAGTTATTGGTAGGTCCACCCCCACCATTGCGGACTTCCAGCCCTCGCTGTCGCTGAACACAGGTACATGCGGCGACACGATTACCGGCTCTAGGGCCGTCTCCGTAGTAGCTGTGAATTGGACATCCGTACGCGACGATTGCCCTTTCCACCCATTGTTCTGAGGTGACACTTCGATTCTCCTCAGCTACATTGAGACGGAGCTCGAATCTTTGCTGAATCGCCCGAAAAAGATGGGTATCAACAGCAGGTACATCTATGACTCGAGACAACGCGTGCAAAGTATCAGCTAGTCTTTTGGACTTGCCTCTACTGCGGTACTGGCCAAGATACTCAATTCCAGCCCGCTCATGCACTGGTAGCATGCCCGCCTCACTTTCCCTAAGCGTGCAGACAGTAGTTTACCCGCAGACTGACTCTTGCTGCGTCAGTTGGCATCTGCGCTTGCGCTTGACATGCGCAATTGTAACACTGGTTGTCAAGCCAGTGACC